TAATACGGGTGTGGATAACTGTGTAATGACTTATTATGGAGATACGTCTGTTGAAGATAGGCAAAAAGCAATTAAAGAAATACAAGACCCAGATAGTCCTGTTAGATTTTTAGTTGGCACACCACAGACTGGTGGTTATGGTATTACATTAACCGCTGCATCAACTATGATTTATTATTCTAATGGTTATGATTTAGAAAAACGACAACAGTCAGAAGCTAGAATAGATAGGATTGGCCAAACTAAACCTATGACTTACGTAGATATTATTGCTGAAGATACTGTTGATGAAAGAATTGTAAAAGCTTTACGTAAAAAAATTAATATAGCTAGTCAAGTTATGGGTGAAGAATTAAAAGATTGGATATAGGAAATTATAGGACTTACGTATAACGCGCTTAAATTTTTGTAATTAACATAACAATAAGGCTTGCCATACCAGCAACTAATGTACCAACAGACACTAATAAAATGCTTTCTACTCTATTAATCTGTCGTTCTAATTTTAAAATTTTATCGTGAGTTTGTTTTTGCATTATTCTGCAAAGTTTTTCGTGTGATTCTATTTTTTGTAATGCGTTATCTTTTGGCATATTTACCTACCCAGTAGCAGATTGGCTCAAGAATTTTTCTATATACTCTACCTAATAAATGTTTCTTGCCTCTCGCTTCTTGTCTAATGTCTATAGTTCTATGAACTGCAATGTGTTCTAATGTTTTCTTTAATAGTTTATTTGTTTTAGATAGTCTTACTAATGGTAAGAATATTTTATGGTATCCTATTTGATACTCAGGCGCTAAATCTTTTGAATGTCTTAACCATATTTTATTTCTAAATGATCCAAAGCCATAAGAATCGTTCATCATAGTGCAGACAATCTTTCTATCGCCACCTGATGGACCATCTCCTTTTTCAGCTGCTTCTACAGCACTAGCATAAACATCACCAGAAGAAGTTTGATAACCTCCTGATCCTAGACCACCAATTCCAGTAGATACACTAGCTACCCCAGTATCTCTTTGTTGATCTCTAGCGTCATCGCTCCCACTTTGTACAGGTGTTAGATCTTCAATTTCTTGAACATAATCTTTTTGTTCTTGTTGTGCTTCTTCTAATCTTGTTTCATTTAATTTTTGTTCTATTATTTCTCTATCTTCTAACTCTTGCAAATTACGTTTGTTCATTTCTTCCCAATTTTTTCCATATTCATTTTTCGCTGTTAAACTTCCATATTCTTCAACATAATCTTCTTTTGATTTTTCAAATTGTTCTTGTAAATCAATTTGTCTTTCAAGATTATAGTCATCATAATCTCCAGTAATACTCTGTACATTTTTACCATACTTATCAACTGTTAAACCACCTGCTGTTGTTTTTAACATTCCTATTTCACCTAGTGCTCCTAAAGCTTCTTCATTGTACTTATCAGGTTCTATTGCGCCTAAAACTAATCCAGCACCAGGTATTACAAGACTAATAGCACCACCTATTAAAGATTTAGTTAAGTCAATTGTTTTACCACCAATCTCTATAGTGTTATCAAAACCTTCTTTTACTTTACCACCTAATGCAACTAAACTATCCTTAAATTTATTGATACCTGCTGCACCTTGATCCTTAACGCTTTCAAATGCATCACCTATCTTACTTCTTAACGTTGGATTAAATGCTTCTAGTCCTATGTTCGCATCACTTGCCATAACATCTGCTTGATTCATATTTACCATACCCATAATTGGATCTTGGTATATGTCTGCTTCAGGAGGAGTACCAAATCCTAAAGAAGGTGGTTCGGTAGCTCTTGTATCTATTGTTTCTGCACGACCTGTTGCTAGATCTATGCCCTCTAAATAATCTTCTAATCCTGTTGTAGTATCTCCAAAGGTAGCTACTGGTTTAGTTGTTTCAACATTTATATCAGGAAAAAAATCTGTTGCATAACCAATACCTGGTATATTACCAGCTTGTTCTAATAAATCTTGTCTGCCTGTATCTGCAAAAGTAGGTGCTTCATCTAAAGAATAAGCAGCATCAGATGTCATAGCTTGTTTAACAGTTTGTGTTTGTCCAGTTACCGGATCAGTAACCATTTGCGTTAAAGGATTCTGTGCTCCGCCACCTGTAATTGTAGGTGTGGTAATATCAACACCACCTGCTTCACCTCCGCCACCACCGCCACCTGTATCAACAACAGATTGTGTTGTATCAACAACAGGTGCTGCTTCTTCAACCGGTGGAGTAAATCTTAAAGATTGTGGTAACCCAAAACCTGTATAGTATTGTGCTATACCTCTACCTTCCCCTATGTCTTGTACATAGTCTTCACCAAATAATTGTTGTCGAATAGCATCTAGAGCCGGATCAGAAGCTGCAGCTTCTTGAGCCTTAACCATTTCTGCTGGTGACCCGGCTTGTAATTTAATTCTGTTTATTCCCATAATATTTTATACCTTAATTATATTTTCTAAACAATACCTCTGTTAAATACATCTCTTATTTCTAATGGTTTGGTTAAAGCTTGGTTTTCGCCGCTTGCTGCTAGTACAGGTGTTGTGCCTGTTATTTGACTATTTATTACAGAATTAGTGTTAGACATCGGACTAAGTGTTTGAGGTGAGGTTCTTTCAAACATTAAATCAGACATACTTAAGTCACCATCTATTAAATCTATTCTTCTATTTTTATTAATAATACCATTTAATGTAGGTAAAGCTTGAATATATGGATTTGGTATAGAGGTCCCTTCTTTTTTATTTAAGTCTCTATTAATTTCTCCCATTCTTGTAGTAAAAAAATCACTTGGTCTTTTAGGTGTATACACGCCTAACATCAAATCTGATATAATTGTTTTAGATAAACCTTTTCTTTTTTCTAATTCTTTTCTAATTTTATAATCAGGCATTCCAAGTTTTTTCATAGCATCAATATCTTTAGCCATTTTTTTTAATGTTTGAAATCTTGCTTGTTCTGAATATTGATAACCATTAATAATGTCCTCAGGACTAACTCTACCTCCTCTTAATAAAGGTGAGGTAAATAAATTTTCACTTTTCTTTAGATTAGATCCAAACTCAGATGTTTTATATATCAAAGATCTTTCAGGATCAGATTGTTTTATTCCAAAACCAGCAAGACCAGGTAACTCATCAAATAGATTATATTCTTTTCCGTACTTAGGATCTGTCTTACCAAGTAAACTATTACCAATTCTTGTTAATTGTCTATAAGAACCAGGCTCAAATGATTTAGATATATGACCTACACCTTTTACTATTTTAATAAATGGATCATCTGCTTCAGACCATACTCTTCGACCATCTCTACCTATACCTCTTCTAATTGTGCTATCGACTAATGCTTCAGTAAAAATAGATTCCTCTGTAAAGGGTTTTAATAATTCAACAGCAGATTCTTGAAGTCCAGCCCCTAACGATTCTTTTAAAGATGTCTCATCTGTTTTACCATCCGCAATTGAATTAAACACAGTATTAAATGGACGTATTAATGTATCATAAGCATTTGAATAACTAAAATCTACATATTTTAAATAACCATTTTTATCTCTGCCCATAGGTAATAGTGTAGAATTTTTAGACCATTCGGGAACAACTCTTCGTAATGCTTCCATTTCTTCATCACTTACATCGTGCATTGCTTTAAATGTTTCTTGAGATATTTTAGGTATACCTCCTACAGTTAAACCAAAACTTAATAATCTTTTATTACCTAACTTAACAATTTCAGGTATACCACTTGCTCTTTCTTTAAGAGCCTGTTCTATAATATTAGATCCTGTTCTTAATATTTCTAACGGAAAAGCTATAAAGTTTCCAAAAGGAGAAAGTCTTAATGCTTGACCTGTTCTACCTACATAAGAATAGTTTGGTACTAAGTTACGAGATAGGTTAGCAGCAAACTCATCCATAAACTCTTCGTAAGTTCCTTTGTATGTTTTAGTTACTGCATCGTAATTTCTTTTAACACCGCCTTGTAAATATTTTGCTACGTCTTCACTAACTGTTTTACCTTGTAATGCATCTTGAAAATTATTTGCGTTAATACCTTTATTTGCAAAAATACCTTCATAACGATTACGTTCTAAACCCCACGTAATTGTTTTCCAATAATCATCTTCTGCAACGTATGCATCTTGAATTTTGCTATATATTTTTTTACCTTTTTGAAAACCTCCTAAAAAACCTCGGAAAGCTTTTGTTTCTGTTTTTGCTGGATCAACAAAAATATTTTTGTAAAAATCTAAACCAAGTCTTTTTAATTCACCTGCTTGAACTTGCGTTTGCACAACCCCTGCTCTTAATAATCTTTTATATAAAGCTATGTCTTCTTTAGTTAATGTTCCTCTAACTCTACCATAACTTAATCTTTTTGCTGTCTCCAATAAACCTTGTCCAGTTCCTGCTGTTTCAAATACTTTTCCTCCTAAACTTTTAGGCAGTAATGAACTAAAGTCTCCACCTGTTGGAACAATTGCACCATTTGCTGCTGCAAAGGCTCCTGCACTAATTAAGTTTCTAGCGTGTGTAATAGGAGATAAAATAGTTTTAGTAATTTGTGATATTGCTTTAGGCGCTAACACTCCATATTTATATACAGTTCCTATTTTATTTGTATTTAAAAATTGCACTGTTGTTTCAAATAAATCATCATAAATAGGTGCTCTAATATATTTACCTTCAAGAGGATTTAAACCAATTAATTGTTTACTTTTAGAAACAGGTTCTACTTTTTTAAATTGTTTTGGATCTCGAAGTTTAATAAAAGCATCTTCGATATTAAGTGCATCTCCATTATCTACTAAATCTTTTGCAGCTCTATAATCATCTATTGTTCTCCCTGTCTTTTGTAATAAAGCTTTTGCTTGTTTAATTTGTGCATCGTTTAAAGGTTTTATTATTTTTTTTCCCGTTGAAGGATTAATTATTATTTCATCGGGAATGTTTAATAAATCTTTAAATATTTTTTCTTCTCCAAGTTCAGTTTTACCAAAGACAAATTTGTTAGGTCCTTTTTTAGAACCTATTTTGCCTACATCATCTATAAATTCTAATGTGTGATTTAAACTAGCCATTTTACTAATACTAGAAAGATAAGTATGTTTTGGATCTGTTATTCTTCCATATATTATTTCTTCAAACTCATTTAATTTTTTGTTTCTTAAAATTTCAGGATTAACTTTAATTACTTCGTCTTCTAATTTAGCTTCTGCTTTATTTCTAGGTTTTCCTGTTAACGCTTCTTGTGCATCACCAGGTTTAATATCTGTTTGTCCTGCTCTTATAGCATCTATGTCATCTAAATTCCTAGCTGTTAAATATCTAGCAATAGTATCATCTCCTTTTTTTCTAGTAGCATTCATAAAATCTATATCTTTTAACACCTCTTCTGGTTTAACATTTCTTTTAACTGCTTCGGTAGCTACTTCTCTATCAACAAAATAAGTTAAAGCTTTTTCTTTTTGAGCTTTTGCTGCGGCGTTTCTAAAAAAAGGAAATATAGATTGATCAAAATGTCTATAATCTGCTGTTAAATAATTACCTATTTCATTTTGGAGTTTAATAGATAGATCTGATTGTAAATTTTTTTGTAGTATTCTGCCGGTCATGTTATCCACACCGTTTCTCATTTCTAGTATTATAGTTTTAAATTCGTCAGCTGTTTCTTTATTAGTAGTTTTTTCTATATTTTTTAAAAATGTATCCATTTTACCACCAGCCGTAATTTGATAATCATCAAGTCTAAACAAACCATCGGGTCCCTCTGGTGTTGTTAATTTTCTAAAACCACTAGAACTATCAAACTTTAAAGTTTTTCTAGCAGTGTTTACAATTCCAGATTTTTTTTCAATTAAATTAGATAAATTAGCACTATCTGGTTTTTTACCAGGTACAGGTTGCATTATTTCTTGTATTTCTTTTAAAACACCTTCTTCATTTTTAAAGATACTTGTTTCTATTTGTGGTACTACTTTTTTCACAGAGTCAAATAACTTATCTACTCTAATTCCTGCTTCAAATTTAGCTGCTTCTGCAGCATCTAATCCAGCTCTTTTAATTTCAAAAGTAGCTTCATCTAACATACCTGCTTTACCTAAACCAAACTTAATATATTTTTCATATATTTGTTTTAAATCGTTTTCAGCGTATCTTTGTAAACCAGTTTTAGATGGTCTTCTAATTGCAGATATACCTTTACCTGCTCCAGCTATTCCTAAATTAAATAATGATCCATCTACACCAAATTTTAATCTATTAGTTAATCTACGATATGCTTCTGCTCTTCCTTCTTTTTGTTCAGTGTCCATCATAGTAATTGCAAAAGGTTCTAAAGAAGTGCCTCTTAACATATCACCTAATGTTCCAATATCCTCATCAGATACAATAGCTTCTCCAGCTGCAGCTCCACCTATACCTGCTGCTAGTTGTGAGTTTTTAACGTTATTTATTATTTTTCCAAACCTACTTAACTGTGCATAGTTACCAACTTTTCTAGCATCGATTGCTTTTTTAGCTAAACCCATACCTATCTTTGCACCTTGAAATGCAGGTACACCTATTTGTGCTAGCGCTTGAGTAATTTTACCAACAGTTCTAGCTTCGGCTTCATCATCAAAAGGATTAAGATCATCAAAAAATTTTTCAACATCTGTAGCTAAATCAGTATTACCAACTAAATCAATTAATTCTGCTCCTAAAGATACAAATCCTTTTGGAATATTTATAAGTCCAGTTGCAACTCCAGCTAAAGCTGATTCAATAAAACCAGTTTCATCTGCTTTTTTCTTTTTTGCTGTTGCTGTAGGTCCAAAAGCTTCTGCTTCAGATACTGGCATAATACCCTCCTACGTTTCTGTTGTTGGTATTGGCATTATAAATTCTGGCTCTCCTGGTTTATATAATTTTCCATCTACAAATCTTACAGGTTTACCATCTTTTGGTTGGACATAATATTCATAATTAGTTCTATCCTCAGGGTCTTTAGGTAGTGCTGCATCGTTTCTTGAAAGAACTCCTATAAGGTCTTCAAATTTAGTGCCTTCTAATTTTTTCATTTCTCTTTTAAAACCATCTGCACTTACCCCCATCTGCTCTCCTGTTTTTCTATAAAATTCATCGTCAGCTCTCATTTCTGCAGAACTCTTTTTAGGTTTTGTAATAAGCTCGTATGCTTCTTCAAAACTATCTAATCCATATTCTTTTTGAATAGCTTTAATATATTTAATTTGTTCAGGTTCTTTCATGTCGTCAAATGTTTTTTGTAGAGCTAATAGTTTAATATCTTTGTCTCCTTTTCTTTTTTCTGATAATATTTCTTCAGCGCCTTCTATTCCTTTTTGACCTTCTCTGGCTATCGTGCCAAGTAAATCTCCACCAGGCGCACCTGCTACACCAAGTCCAACTTTTGCAAGTTGTAAGTACAAAGATTTTTTAGTATCTTCATCTGCGTTACCCATTACTTGATCTATAATACCTTTGTTCTCATCATACACGTTCATTAAAGATTTTTCTGGATCTTCTTTTTTATCTGGTTCTGGAATGTTTATGATATTTGTTTCTTTCTTTTTAGTTCCTTTAATTCGTTTACCTGTTTTTGCATCAAATTGATCTTCTAAACCTAAATCTTTTAATCTTTGTTCTTTTCCTCCTCTAGGAAAAAAACCATATTTTTCTCCTTGATCTTTTTCCCTCAACTCTTTTGAAAAGTCTATAAACTCATCTGTAGATGTTTCATCAAATAAAAATGGATCTGCTCTAGTTGCTTCTTTTCTAAAAGCATATGCTTCTGGAGTGTCAGTTGATTTTGTTACAAAATCTGCTAATTGAGCTATACCTGTTCCTGTAGCTGCAGCCGCAGCATATGGGCTAAATCTTGATAGTCCAGCTAGTCTAGCTGCTCCTGGTATATTTTTTAAACGTCTTAATATTCTAGCAAATCTACCTGTTCCACCTGGAGGCACTGGAGGTCCTTGAGGAATTACAGCAGGTACTCCTGGAGTTGTTACAGGAAGTCTAATAGGAACACCTCTTGTAGAATAAGGAGGTCCTTGCATAATACCACCTCCTCTTACAAAAGTTCCTTCTTGAAAACCAGCTCTAGGTGTAAGACCTGCATCAGGAATTATTCCTGTCATAATACCAGTCATACCACCACCCATATATTTTTCTCTTTGGGCCATGCCACCTTTTCTAAACATCGGTCTTGTTAAAGTTCTAGACATTATCTAAAAATCCCGCCTATTGCACTAGCTGCAGCTTGGAAAGGATTTTTACCAGTTAGTCCGCCGTAGATACCAGCAAGTCCTGTACCAACACCTAATGCAGTTTGTAATGCACTAGCTTGTGGTGTTTGTGCTATTTGTGTTGATCCTGGATATCCTGAAATTAATGATGCAACACCAGAACCATATGTACCTAATCTTTGATAAGGTTCATACGCTTGTGTTTGCGCTGCTTGTCTTTGTGCATCTAATACTGCTTGTGTTTGTGCTTGCTGCACGCCGCCCAAGCTTCCTAAACCAGATATTTGTTGTTGCACTAAATTTTGTAATCCGCCACCTAATGTTGCTTGTTGTTTAGAAATATTTAATTGATTTGCAAGATCTGCTTGTCTTGCTTGTTGTGCTTGTTGAAAACCTTGTTGTAACAAATTAGCTTGTAGTGCTGCTCGATTCCTATCACTTTCTGATTGATACTGTGCTTGCAATACACCTTCTCTACCACCACCAAATGCACCTGGCACACCTAAGGCTTGTGCTGCTTGTGCTGCTTTTTGTGCTTGAGCTTGTCTATCAAATTCAGTTAACGTTGTATCAATAACGTCTTGTTGATAAGGTGACATGTAAGCTTGTCTTTGCGTTGTTGTCATTGGACCTGTTAGTCCTGTTGCTGCATCTGCTGCAGTTCCAGCTTTTGTTAAGAACGGTTGAAATGCACCAAGTCCTTTTGTAGGGTCTGTTGCTTGTTGATAAGCTGCTGTTTGAAGTGGATCTTGTGCTGCAACTTGTGGTGCAAATTCAGTTGTCTTAACTGGTAAAGATGTTAACGCTGCTAACTGTGTTCCGTAATCTCTACCTAAATCTTCTATAAATTGTGCGGGTAATGTTCTTGTTATTGTTTCAGCCATTATGCTACCTTACCTTCATTTCGTTTCATTAAATCATACATTCGTTGTGCTCCTTTTTTTATATTACCGTCTCCTGCACCTCTTACTGCATCAGCGGTCATTACAAATTCGTTTTTAGATAACATCGCTGGAACATCATCTGCTTTTTCTTTTACACCAACTGGAACAAAACCACCTTTATCTCTGTAGTCTCTTTCCATAACACCAGCTCTGTTTCTTTTCATTTTACCCATAGGCATATCCATGATACCACCACCAAATGCTTTAGCTCTTTTCTTTTTTAATTTTTTCTTTTTTGGTTTTTTAGTTTGGGGAGTATTAAATTCTAAAAAATCTTCCATACTATCATAAAGATCTATATGTCTAATTGGACTACCATCTTCATGATAACCATGAAAACCTTCATAAGGACCTTCCATACCATAATTTCCATTTCCTTTTGGACCACCACTAGCATACCCAATTCTTCCGCCCATAGCTTTTCTATTTAATTGTCTCAAATATCTTTGATAATCTTCATCAGTATCAAAGTCACTTCTTCTTAATTTACCTATATCAGATGGTAATACTCCACCACCTTTTTTAGGTATTGCACCAGCTTCATCTGATACAAACTTTTGTTTTACATTTTCTTTATTCATAGCTAGTGATCCTTCTTGTAAATCAACTCTGCCACCTTTAGCTGCAACAAAATTTCTAGGTGTTAAGAATCTATAATTCTTATCAAACATTTGTTGTTGACTTAAATCGCCACTTCTATATTTATTTAGATCAGCTCTTATTTGATCAAAGCCAATACCTTTACCTCTGTAAACATCTTGTGCTAATTCTTTTGCTTCTTCTTCTGATGCACCTTTAGATGTAAAGTATCCTATTAAACCTCCTGCACCTAACATTTTACCTAAGCCCGTTATACCCATAGACCCACCACCTTTAGTTAAACCTAGTTTACCTAAAAGTCCTGCTGTTTTAGTAAATCCTGTTTCACCTAAAAAAGAAGGCATACCTGCTGCTCTAACTCCTGGTATAATACTTCCAAATAAACTTGACTTTAAACCACCTAAGCCGCCACTCATTATCTTAGGGCCAAGATAACTAGCACCTAATCCTAATATAGCAGCTCTACCTATTGGACTTTTAACAACTTGTTTAGCAACGCCAGCAACTTTTTTTAAACCTTTACCTATACCTTTAACTAGTTTACCTAAAAAATAACCTTGTCTTGGCATAACATTTGTTATTCCACCTGATGCACGTAGTTGTCTTCTAATGTGAGCTCTTGTTATCATATATGTCAATTGTTTTATTATATTATTTTGGCAGGGATTGCACCTGAATTTACATTAATACTTGTTTTTCACAAGTAAATCAAGACTATGTTGTAACCTCTCTAGGCTTGATTTCTAAAGCCGAAAGCACAACATGTAGTCTATTTGCAGTAGCTGCAGTCACTTTTATTACTTCACTTTCTTGAGCAATTAAAGGTGCTGATAGTAATTCTGTAGTGGCATTTGCCGATATTGATTTTGTCTTAAAAAGACTAAATACGTTATCAGAAGTATCAGTTAAAGTCACAGTAATTGTATCAGCATTACCTGAATCTTCAGATACCAATATTGATTTAATAACAGCAGTAGAAAAAGAAGGCACTGTATATAGTGTTGTTGCACTAGTGCTTGTTAAATCTGCTTTTTTATTTACGAAACTATTTGCCATTATGCTAAAAAGAAAGCCTCCGCTTCTGACTCATCTTTCAAATCTTTTTGATAAGATGTGTTTAATTTTTGTACAATACTATCAACGTCTCTAACAAACGATTGTTGTATTTGTTGATCGTATTCTCTATTTGGTTGTGTTAATGATTGTACTATTCTAGCCATTATCTTCTTCCATCCGGTTGTACATCCAATCTAAAAGTACCAAGTTTCCAGTGTTGAGTAACACCAGTGTTATCTACTTTTAAAGATATAGCTCTTGCTCTAGCACGAGTGTCTATTTTAGTGGTAGTTGTTGAAGATGTAAAAGGTCCTAAAGATGAACTTGCTTGTGCATCTGTTGGATAATTTTTTAAATTTAATGTAATTCTTGCATTTCCTGTTTGTGTTAAAAAGTCAGGTATAACTCTTCTTATTTTCATCATAAATTCTCCATCCCCTTGTTGTGGAATAGGTGATTGACCAATATCAAAATCTCCTGATTCAATACTAGCTTGAATAGCAGTTGTTGCGCCTGCTTTAATTTGATTAGTTCCAGTTTCATGTTCATAATAAGTTGTACAACCATCAGTGTTTCCAACTGTTGCATCACTTGTAGAGCTTGAATCATATTCAGTACCGTGTGGTTTACCAAATATAGCTGAGTCTGCCCAAGTAGATCTGGCTAATGAACCTATAGTCCATATAGGCCGCTGACCGCCTGAGTCCATGTAATTATATGTAACATTCCTAGAATTAGATGTAGCACCACTTCCTGGGTAAAACCAACTTACTTCACCAAACAAATTATTTAATCCTGCATAAATATGTTGTCTAGGCACATCTGCTAAACCATCATAAACAAAATCTTCAACTAAACATGGTAGTGATTGTAGTTGTCCAGTGTATCTAAAAAAACCATTTTCTGACATCCAATATGCAGAACCATCAACCTCAACTGCTGCGTTCTGTCCGATTAACCCACAGTTAGTTCCAACTTGTTGAAACGAGAAAGTAAATGGTGGACCAACAAATCTCATAATAAACAACGCTGTATCAGTCCAAATATAAATTGCATCACGACCTCTAATTGCTCCAACAATTCTTGTACCATCTGCAAGTCTTTGTGTACCCGCAGTGTTAATTGAAGTTGGAGTCCAATCAGTTAATGATTCTTGATCTGACCATCTAATATACATATCGTCTTGTGTAGAAGTTGTTCCAATAGTCGTTTCTGATCCAAAAGAAATTAAGTGTCTGTCTGGTGTAGAAACTAAAGTAAATTGTGATGCAGTAGGACAACCACTTATAAGTGTTGCTCTAGTAGAAGTTGCACCTGTTGCATTAGAGTTCCATTCAAAACTTGAACCGTCTGCAATAGTTGCAATAAGTTTATTACCAAAATTATCTAACGACCACATACCAGGAGCTGTTACAATGTCACCTGTTTGTGATGCACCCCATTTAGTATAGTCTGATGCATTAGTTACAGTAGCTGCATCACTGTGCGATGCTGCTGTTGTGTTATCTGATCCTCTAGTTAAACCTGATAAAGTTCCTGTACCAGTTGTATTTGTTGTATAAGCAATTCTTTCATCGTCGATTACAACAGTTCCTGATGCAGGAAATCCGTTTGAGTCATCAAGAACAATACTTGTTGAACCTGAAGTTAAAGCTCCATCTAAAGTAGATGTAACTGCACCCAATGCAGTACCACCCCATAATCCAAGACCCCAACCAGCAGCTGACTCTTCAACTGCAGGTCCAATTGAATAGTAGTGTTGAACTCTTATTCCACCAGATGTTGAAGCACCTGATCCCGATTCATTCGACCCCATTTCAATTGTAATTGTTGTTGAAGTAGGGACGGTTGCAACCATGAATACTTTATCATCAAAATCACCAGAACTAAAATTAGAATTAGTAATAGCGGTAAAATTATCTAACTTAATAATATCGTATTGATTAATGTTATGAGCAGATGCAAACGTAATCGTAACTGTAGCGTCACCGTTTGTTGTTGTAAATGCGTTTGTTAATGTTGTTGTAGCTTTAATAGGAGTAATGTCATAAAATGCACCTCCTGAATATACATATAAAATTCTGTTTGTACCTAATGCTGAATATTTAATACCATCTGAATTAACAAATTGGTGCATAGCAGTTGTTCTGCCAGTTAAAGTAATATCTCCTAACTGTGCCCAACCACCTATTTTTTCAGGTGAACCATATCTAAATCTTATATTATCACCATCAACCCATTGGCCTTCGCCACCTGTTGCTGTAACTTGTTTATTAATCCCAGGTTGAAATCTTAATTTTTGTAGCATATTAAACTCTATTTATTATGCGGATACCCAAGCTGTACCATTCCAATCGTAAATTGTTGGTGTTTCCGCGTTGTCGTTTGATTTTATTGCCTCCCAACCTTTAGTATTATCAGAATTATATTTAGTTTCATTCCAAGCAGTTATGTATCCCCATACAGGTGGATCTTCGCCATCATCAATTACTGATGGATAAGTTATTGGTGCTTTCCAATCATCACTACCATCTAGTGACCATGAAGCATAAGGTTGTGGGCATATAAATTTGTCTTTTGATGCATCGTATCTATATCCAATACCTGCATACTGTTTTCTAAAACTATTACTATAAGAAGTTTGTTTAAATTCTGTATTTGGTTTTTTAAAAAAATTTTTACACCATGTTTCTCCATCAACATGGCAATCATTATTTCCTAATGTGCCACCTCCTGCTGATATATCATCTGCTACAACTGTAACTTGTTTAACTATTAAATGGGTATCAGATGTAAATCCTGTTGGATCTGTTTTTGACTCTAATTCTGCAAAGTGTGCCATATTTTTACTCCTTAATGTAGTAAGAATATCATATATATTACTTTTTAGATACTGTAAACCCTTTGTACCATTCAGGTAAACCTAGAAATGGTCTTTTATCAAACTCATTTTCTTTAGCTATTTTAGATCCTTTACGATTATAATGTAGAAACACCTGTCCGCAATCTTTTCCTTCAAATTCTTCTCGCCAATGTTCTAAATCACAGCCAGAATAAATTAACATATCTCCTGGTCCTAAATCTATTTTAATACCAGCTTGACCTCTTTTGCCTGTTGGGTCTAAATATATTGGCCATGGGTCACCACCTAAGTTTAATGTAGTGGATATTTCACATGAATATCTGTCTTTGTGTCTAGCTAAAACATCTCCTTTTTTATAAATTCTTGCATAAGAATAGGTTTCAGATAATTTCATACCTGTATGTTTTTCCATTACAGGCTTTACTTTTTGTAATAAAGTTTCCATAACTATATCTCCATAATGTGCATAAGTATTGGGCGCTTGTGGATCATTCCATCTTCCCCAATATTCAGTAAAAGGTGAAATATATTTTTGATCAAATAAAAATTTTGCTACTTTTCTTTTATTTAAAAAATAAGAATAAGCAAAATCTGCTATCTCTTTTGATACAGCTTTTTTTAATACGCTGTATTTATTTTTTTTGAAAGACATTTAATGCTCCTTTAGGTATTGCTTGACAGTTAAAATGTATAAATCTAAATGGCTCATATCCCATATCTACTACATATTGATGCGGCATATAAGATGGAAAAAATATCATTTTTCCAGGGTTTGCTTCATAACTTATTTGATGACTTGCATAAGTTATTTTAGTTGGATATTTTTGAGGTAAAAGATTCATCATATTACCTGGTCTTGGGTCTTCAAACATAGGCTTTGATGTTTTTTCACTGCCTTTTAAAAAGTAAAAACCAGATATATGTCCATTCCAATGAGTATGTAGTGTATGGTGTCCTCCTCCATCTTTAGCAAATTCTTGTACCCACATTTCTGTAGTAAATACTTGATATTGAGTTAAATCAAAGCCCATCTCATTTAATAAATTATGAGATGTTGCACCTACATAATTTTGTAATTCTAAAAAATTAGGATCATCAATTAAAGTGCTTGAATGAAATACGTGACCCATATCTCCTTTATCACCAAATTTTTTATTTCTTTTATTAATATCTTTTTTTAAATTTTTCTTAGCTTGCTTAATATACTTATCAGATGCTTTATTTAAATCTTTAACAAAACTTGGTTCGTCTGCAAACCATATGGGACACTGAAAATAATTTTCTCTGTTTAATTTTTTTGGAAATGCTTTAGCACTTTCACATGATATCTTATCAAACTCTTTTTGAGTCTTTACTTTTCTTGCTTTTTTTTGTTTCTTTTTCATTACATACACCTCATATGTTTTACCTGTAAGCAAACTTCTATACTCATCGTTAATATAAATTTCCCTCAACGTTTTATTGTTCCAAAACATATGTTTACTTATGGCACATCCAACCCCCACATTATTACCTATATCCTTGATTTTAATTATTTCAAAATATCTTTCAAATATACTTTTATTGATAGATAAATCAGAAGAAGAGTGGATTAAAAAACCATCTTTTTTAAGTAATCTAACAGCTTGTTGGCAATATTTTTCCAAAGGCTCAAAGTATATTTCTGCTTCAAGGCAGGTGATTATATCAAATTTATTGTCTGCTAAAGGTATATTAGTAGCACTGGCATTTAAAAAATTAACATTACTATCTCTTTTTGAGGCATGTTTAATATGGTTTGGGTTTAAATCTACTCCAAATACAGATTTAAATTTGTAATAATCTTTGTAAAAAGATGCTCCACCACCTTGTCCACACGCTACATCCAATAATTCTATATTTTTATTGTTTATATCAATACCTGCTGTTTCTAATAAAACATTGTATAGATTTACTTGATAAGTCCAAGGTTTCCATTTACTAGATAAGTTTAAAGGACCATTAGTAGGCATATTATCATCATCTAAATAGCAATAGCCATCATTCATAAACAAAGCAATCCCGAGTATATTAAAATCATCATATCTCTTAATTAGTTCAAATTCTTTTTTGGTCAGTTTTATCTTTTTCATTTAAAAGGCCATCCTAAATTCCATATTACTAAACTATATCTCGATCCTTTTTTAACGGGGCATACTCTGTGCCACACAAAAGAAGGAAACACCACTAAAGATCCTTTAGGAAGTATATCCTTACATTTTATAGTCTTCTGTTTTTTATCAGAATCCATATCTCTAAAATCAAATTCTAATTCTCCTCCAGTGTAATCTTTTTCACCTTCGTTTAAAGAAACTGTAACAGATAGTTTTCTAATTTTTCCATTTGACTGATCTCCTTCTTGTCTTTCATAGGGTTTGGACCAACTATCGCGATGCCAATCATAATACTGTCCTTTATTATATTTTGTAAATTGACAAGGTTCAGACCAATCCCATTGAAAATTCCAATTAGCAGAATTATTTGCTTTTTGCACATATGGTTGAATTTCTTTGTAAATCCAACGATCACTCATCCATACAATATTAGAATCTCTTTTCTTTTTTAAATCTTTAATTTGTTTTTTATTTAAATTTTTTGTATTACTAACACCTCCCGTAACCGCCATTTGGTCTTGTAAAGATTTTCCATATTTTATAATGTCATCACAAAGTCTGTGAGGAATTACTGATTGAAAATACCAATAATAATGATTTAAATTCATATAATTAAAAATAATTAAAATTAATTACATACCTTTCTTTTCCATCAGTATTAAATTGTACTTTGTGGTTTATCATAGAATCAAAGATAACTAAGGTATTTTCTATTCCTTTAACTTTTTTACCATTTTCAAAAATGGTTGTAGCATTAGTAGTGTTGATATAAAATAAAGCAGTTTTACACGGGTATGTTTCATCCACATGAAATCGAGAACAAACTTTTTCTTTTTTAGGTAGATTAAAATTTATTCTAGATAAAATTAATGCTTTATAATCTAAATGCTTTTTAAAATAATCAGGTATTATATAATAAAATTTTGAATTAGGGTTAGATTCTCTATATAAATAATGTTGAAAAAGAAATCCATCTGAACTTTTTCCGTGAGTTAATTTTGGTTTATAAAACCAAGGAAAAATATCAGTAGTAACTGCTTCTTGTATGTGTTTTAATTGTTCTTCTGTTAGAATATCTTTCTTAATTTCAAACATTATAATAAATGTATATATATTTATTTTTAATAAAAGTCTAGATCAATTACGAAATAGTTAAACAACCATTTGCTGTAAATGTAGCCACCTTATCGTTAGCGGGACCTACACAAGATGTTACTGACCCCCCTGGAGTTACTGATACAGTTGCACAAGCAGGGACTCTCACAGCTACAAAACCTGGTCCACCACTTCCAGCGTGACCTGGAGTTAAAGAACCTCCAGCGCCATAACCGCCGCCTCCGCCACCACCTCTATTAGTAGTTCCTGCTGTACCTGCAGCACCTCCTGGAGCACCTGCTCCACCTGTTCCACAAGGACTTCCAGCTGCAGCGCTGTTTACATATGCACTGGCAGCACCACCTCCGCCACCTGCGTAGCTAACGGCACTTCCTGTAATAGCGTTTGGATTACCAGCTCCACCTCTTCCAGAAGTTGTTCCTGGTGCGTTGTCAGCAGGTTTAGGTGGTTTTTCAGAAGCTCCACCGCCTCCCCCAAATGCACTTGGGTTTGCATAACTTGGAGATCCTGTCGGCCAACTGTTTGGTGCACCATCATAACCTTCAACTGGATCATAACCTCCAGCATTACCAGATCCTCCTGCTCTTTCACCACTAGCAGGGCCAGGTCCTTGACCTCCGCCTCCACCAGAGCCTCCACCAAGACCACATCTAGTTGGTGAAGGGGCTGAACCACCACCTCCACCGCCACCACCTCCAGTGGCAGTAACTAAACAACCAAGACTTGAATTTGCTCCTGAATTTCCTCTTGTAGTTCGAGCAACAATAGCACCACTACCGCCGCCTCCAACAACTACAGCATAAGTTCCTGCAGCAATTGATAAAGCTGCACTTCGAGATGCACAAGGTCCATATCCAGATGCTCTATAACCTCCAGCACCGCCACCTCCAGCACCACCAGAGCCTCCACCAGCTATTACTAAATAGTTTGCAGCATATTCTGCTGCTGCCGAAACTCCAACGCCAAATCCTAAAATTTGGTAACCAAAAGATTTGCCTCTATTTTGTGGTTTTTTTGAACCTTTACCTTGTGATTCTAAATTAAAAAAATTATTTAAATCTTTCATATTTATTACGCATCGTTAGCAGCATCAGTTGTAAAAAATATTTTAATGCCATGTAATCTCATATCACCATCCATATCGTCATTACCATCAGATACATCTCTACCAATTCTAAAATAACAAAGATCATTATCTGCTGGAGTTCCTGCAATTGTTACTGCACCACTTTCAGCAGTAACATTTAATTCTTCAACGGCTCCTTGTGCATCATCTGTAACAACTACAGCTGTTCCATAAGCAACATCAATAGTTTCATTATCATTCATTGCTACACCCTCTAATGATATAGCAACACCAGTAGTGGCCGCTATACCAGACCAAAAACATTGAAAAGTAACTGTACCTAAATTCCATGACTTAGGAAAAGCCACAGCAAATTGAGCAAACTCGTCACTATCTTTATCAAAATCTAAAACATTCATATCAGGTCTACCTGAAGTTGTTTCCACTGTTGCTAAAGTAGCACAACCATTTGAAGTTGTAGGTGTCATAGCTTGTGCGGGAACCCATATAGTTTGTTTTCCTGCTTCAGCTAATGTTCCTACACCATCTAATTTATTTAATTCTGCTGCTGTTGATGTAACATTAGTTCCACCAATATCTAAAGTTGTCATTTGAACTTCGCCTGCAACAGTTAATATAGCTGAACCTAAAGTTAATAAATCTGTATCACCTCCACCACCTATTGTACCACCGCTTTTAATTACAAGATCATCTTTAACTGTAAGAAGTCCAGCAGAAGATATTGTTAATGCATCATTAGTTGAAGCAACACCAATAGTACCACCATCTTTAATCATTAAATCATCTGCAATAGTTAATAGTCCAGCAGAACTTAAACTCATTTTTGAAGATGCAGCTTCGCTTGCTCCAGTGTGAAATTCTAATTTTGTAGCATTATTAGAAGAACTAAAGTCTCCTTCTGAAACTGCTTGAATTGCAGCGGCTACCAAAATAGCATCTGTTCCAGTCCCTTCATCAGGAGCTTGGAATCTAATAGCACCCATAACATCATTTGCTGCCATGTCTGTTTCACCAGTTTGTAGTGTTAATACAATTGGTTTGTCATCAGCTGTAGCTGTGTGTTTTAATTTTAATCCAACATCAGCGTCATGTGTAAGTGTAATTTCTGAATCAGCACCAAAAGTTAAAGCTGCTGCATCTGAAATTAAACCAAGATCATCACCAACAGTTAAATCTGTTGCAACCTTAACAGTTGTATCATCATCTAAAGTTAATACAGTTGTTCCATCGTATTGTTTAAATATTAAATCATCTGTATCAACTTCTAATTTAATTACTTGAGCACCTGCAGTGCCATCCATATCTAATGTTAATTGTAATGTTCCTGCATCTTTAAATTCTACATTTCCACCTGCTGCATCTAGAACAATATCTGCTGTTGCATCTAAAGTAATATCAGCGCCAGAATCTATTTCTGCAATTATAGGAGTAGTTAAAGTTTTGTTTGTTAAAGTATCTTCTGAAACAAGAGATACTAAAGTTGAACTAGCACCAGCTGGTAAAGTTAAAGTATTTGTAACACTAGCCGAGTGAGGTTGTGCAATAACTATTTGACCATGTGAATTAGCTTCACAATTAAATTGTATAGCACCTGAATTAGTATCACCTTTAATTGTTACATGGCCTGTACCTTTTGCTACTATTTCAAGATCAATATTAGAATCACCACCTGTTGCTGATAATAGTGGAGCACCACCTGTTGCAGCATTTGTAATATCAAATTGGTTAACTGCTGAACCTGTTGTTTGAAATATAATTTGTTCATTACCATTTTCATCTGCTATAAAATGTGCATCATCAATTAAAATATTTGCAGAGTTAGTATCTAAATCACCACCTAATTGAGGTGAAGTATCTTCTACTATATCTGCTATTGCACCAGATGTAGCAAGTCCTGCTACAATTGCTGATCGTGCAATTTTTTTAAGTCCACCACCCGAAGTATCTACTGCTATAAAAACATCATCATTAGCAACTGTAGATATTTCTGATAAATCACCTGCGGCAATTGAATTAAAGTTTGTACCATCTGCAACTAATAAATTACCTGCAGTGTTTGTACCCATAGTAATATCATCACCTGATACTGTAAGATCTCCTGATATAGTTAAATTACCACCAGATGATAAAGACATTTTTTCAGCTGCTGCTTCTGAAGCACCTGTTTTAAAACTTAATTTTGTAGCATTTGAAGAAGAACTAAAGTCACCTTCAGAAACTGCTTCAATACCTGCTGCAACTAATATTGCATCTGTTCCCGTTCCTTCATCAGGTGCTTGAAAATCTATTTTACCAATTACATCATTTGCTGCAATATCTGTTTCCCCTGTTTGTAATGTTAAAGAAACAGGTTTATCATCAGCAGTTGCTGTATGTTTTAAAGTTAATCCTGTATCAGCAACGTGTGTAAGTTTTATTTCTTGATCGTCACCAAAATTTATAACAGCTCCATCTGCTAAAAATAAATCTGAAAATTCTAATGAAGTAGTACCAAGAGTGGCTCCATCAGATGCATCCGGAACAAAAGCTGTTGTTGCTGTAATAGTTGTTGCTTGAAAAGTTCCATTTGTTGTTAAACCTGTATCTGCTGCGTGAGTAACAGTTATATCTGAATCTGCACCAAAACTTAGTACAGCAGAGTCACTTAATAATTTAACATCATCACCAAATACTGCATCTTTTGCTACAGATAAACCACCATCAGTTTGTAATGATCCATCTGTTGTAGAAGTTGCTTCAGTAGTATCATCTGTTTTTACAATACCACTAGCTGTAACTGTTGTAGCAGTTAATGCTTGTGCAGCAATCGTGCTGCCTGCTTGTGCAGTAAAAGTATTTGCAGTAAATTGAAAATCATCAGCTCCTGCAATTTTAATATCTATTTGGTCATCAGTATCTGCTGTAATACTTGTATCCGCATCAGCATCTAAAATTAATTCATTACCATCTAAGTCATGATCTCCAGTAGATGCAATACCTGTATCAACTAAATTTGGATTAGTTGCATGATCAGCTGTTGCATAAACAAGTTTAGTTCCTTTGTCTGTTGCAGCAAACGTAACTGAACTTCCTGAACCAGTAGCATATTTAAATTGAACTGTATAAGCACCAGATGTGCCATTAACTAAAACATACATCTGTTGAACATCTAAAGGAATTGTTACAATTTGATTTCCAGTAATTGTTCCAGTAAATTTTATAATTCTATGCGCAAGAACTGCATCTACTGACCCATCAGAAACAGATAATGTTGTTGTATCAGCTGAACCCCCTATATCTTGTTCTATATAACCACCAGCTATTTGTTCTACAATTTGTAAATTGGTGTTGGTAGTTGTTCCCCATGTACCGGCATTTTCGCCGGTTGTCATTAGTTCTGTTCCAAGACCTGTAAAACTTGATGCCATTTATTCTCCTATGCGCTTCCTACAAATACTTCTACATCACATGAATCAGTATCTGCATCTGCTGTAATATCTACTAAATCATTTAATGATACTGTTAATGCAGAACCTCCTGCATGCATTGTATCTACAACTCCACCACTATTATCACCTGGATATATAAACGAGTGACCAGCGTCTACTTTAATTGCAAACTCTGTACTATCTTCATCTCTAAATGTTAATGTAATGTGGTTAGTTGAATCTAAATTTGTAATTCTAATATATCTAACATCATCTTCATCAAACTGACCTGCTAAATAACTTTTTGATAAATCTGTTGAAGAGGCTGTAGCAAAACCTAACAACCCTGTTTCTGTTGTTGATATTGTAACTATTCTTTTAACAATTTCATTAACACTTGAAATA